CCATGCCGTCGAGCGGGGACTTGCTGGCCGGGATGACAGAGAAGTCGAGGGACGCCACGGCGTTGGCCTTGCCGCGGACGGCCGACCGCACGACCGGCTCCCGGCGGAACACCTCCCGGTACTTGAGCCGCATCTCCGGCGTCTCGTTCCCGTCCCGGTCCGTGTCGATCGGTCCACGCCACGGCTGCCACCACAGGTCAGAAAGAACCACGTCCTGAAGCGCCGCAGGGCCGAACGCTTTCGTGATATCGCCGCCGGTCTGCCACGCGGGCAGAAGCGGAACACGGGTCGTCGTGAGGCCGGACCCGCCCCCACGGCCCGTCAACCGGTCCCACAAGGTGCCCAGAAACTGAAACATCCACTCCCCTCGCCGAACGACACACTAGACATAATACTTGCCTGTGCGTTCAAACCTTAACTCCAAAAGTCTTCTTGGTAGAGCTGCGACCGGTTCGACGTGTACGGCACGGCGGGTGACGGGGCGAGGTGGGAAGATATGTAGCGTTCGGCGTAACGCATCGCGTCCATGCCGTGGTCGTTCTCCGCGACCGGCTCATCGCGGATCGTGTTCTCGTCCCAGCAGTAGGAGGTGAGTTCGTCGATGGTGTTGGTCGGCCGGCCGGACTCGACGAGCACCGGATCGGGGTCGTGGGCGAGGGTGTTCTCCTTGAAGAAAATCCGCGGTCGGCCGTCGTCGGCGTTGTCGAACCGCGACTGGCACGCCTCGATCCCCTTGTGCCGGTCTTTTTTGTCTGCAAGCCTCAACAGGAGGTCGGGACCGGCCACGCGCTCGAACTCTTCTTTCCGTTCCTCGTCGTGGTCGCAGACGATCGCCCGCGGCAGCGGCTCCCGGCCGGCCTCGACCTCGCCGCGTACCCAGTTGGCCAGCCGGTCGGGGCGAAACCGCGTGCGGTAGAACTCCCGGTAGAGGTACATCCGACCTTCGTCGTCAACGGCCCAGAACTGCAGCACGGTGGGGGACGTTTTCCCCCAGTCGATCGACCACACCCGCACCCATCCGTCGGGCGGTCGCCAGTCCGGAGGCAGGCGGTGGCGGAGCGGGTCGTAGTCATAGACCAACCCGCTTGCCGCGACCCACAGCCCCTTCAGGAACCGGTCGCGGCGTGTGCCGGTCAGTTGCCCCAGCCTCTCGATGACGTACCGCCGCCCCGCCTCGGTCCACGTTCCTTTCTCCACGTCGTAGTACCGCGGGTTTTCCCAGTGATAGGTGTCGTACCGTTTGCACAACGGGGTTGACGAAAGCGTGCGTTTATAAAGCCAGTGGTGTGGCGTGGTCGGGTTGCAGTCCCCGAAGATTTGGTCGTAAGGCCCGGCCATCGTCCGCAACCGCGACCCGAGCGTTTCCCACTCATCCTTTTCGAGTTCCGTGGCTTCGTTGACGTAAATGAGATCCCAGTCACTCGACAACACCTTGTCGGGGTTGTCCATGCCGCCGGCCACGACCCGGGATCCATTGGGGAAGACATAAGCGTGACGGTGCCCGCGGTCGATCGGCCGGGCCAACACGGGGTGTCCCGGGCCTAACACTTCCCGTTCCCATGTGACCAGCGCGGTTTCGGTGAGGCTGCGTCGCGTCTTGCGCACGATCAAGCAGCGGGCACCGGGGTAAAGGGAGCAGAAAAGGTGAATTTTCGCAAGGTTGGCGAACGTTTTGCCAGTTCCGGCCGGACCGGCGAGCAACAGTTCGCGGCTTGTCGTGTCCTCGAAGGCGGCGAGGTTGCCGCCGTGCAGCGTGAACACCCGCTGGCACACGCCGGACCGGCCCGAGTGGATGGCACGCGAACGGGTCACGTCGCCCCTCCGTCCGCGGACACCTGATCGAACAGGCCCGGTTGTTGGGCCGGCGGCGGCACGACCTTCTGCCCGCGCACGATCACCAGTTGCGGAGTCGCATCGCCGCCGGCCGAAGGCTTCACAGCCGCACGAGAGGTGGTCGGCCGCCCGAAGTACCGGTGGAACCGACGCTCCAAAAGCCACGCCAACGCATTCCAACTCGGCTTGTTGTGCATGCCTTCGATTCGGCCGAGTCCGATCCCACGGATTGCCGCAAGCAGATGAGACATGAAACGAGCTTCGGCCTGCAGCACGCCGACGTAAAGGTCGCGGTGCGGTCCCCTTTTTTTCTTACGGCCGAGCTGTTTCCAGCGACGCCACACGTCCGGTGGCAGGCCAGCCAGGACGGCGGCCCGCAGCGGCGGCACCCCTTGCGCGACGAGCCGACAGACCCGCTCGATCAACTCCGGGGTCGGCGTCCGGGATAGACGGTCCCCGCCGCCCTGACGATCACCAGTCCCAGCCGCGTCCTGCGCCACAACGCCACCTTCCCTAAATCAGCCAATATTATAACATCAGTTCGCCTGTTGATCAATTGCCTTCAAAGCGGGGTTGTGGTTCAGCGTGCGCGCCGTGGGGATCGACTTGACAGGGGCTGTGTGGGGCGGTAAGTTACTAGTGCCTTTTCTCCTTTCGGCGGGCCGGGGTTGGTGGGTCAGCTCCGGCCCGTTTCCCTTTCGTAGGCCTACGCAGTTTGCAGTTCGCTAGACGACGAGTTATTCTGCAACGCCACAGCGGGCAGGCGTTCCGCCCGCGACACCCGAAAGGAAGAAAGGAGGAAAGACATGCCTCAAATCACGCGAACAGACAGCTTGGCTGTGGCCGGATGGGGGGCCGATGGCTCCCCCAAAATCATCAACAGGTACGCCGAGTTGATCCGGATAGCTCACGACAGACTTAAACTTAATTTAAACCGGAATGATTGGAACGTCCTGGCCGAAGTGGTTGGCCCGTGCGGCGACTTTGAAGAGATTATCCCGTGTCCCAATTCTTACCGCTACCTTCTGCGATTGTCGCTTGAAGAGCAGATCAATCGAGAAGATGTCCAAGATCTCATCTTGAAGTGGGATAAAGTAGACGACCTGGGGGCCGAGGCCATCGTGGCCGCACTACGCTGGTTCTGGTCACACGCCGACCAGATCGACATGGAGTCGGACGAATGGTGGACGCCAGAATTTCGAGCGTCCCATTGACCAAACTCCCAAGCCCGGCGGGCCGGGGATCAGATGGTTCCCGGCCCGCTGTCTTTTCGTATGCGTGTCAACTGGATGTCACTTCCGGGCGTTGCGGGCAAGTGGTCGGTGGTGGTGACGGGCAGGCGCAGCCGTTCGGCCAATTCCAGCAGGATACGGAGCCGTTCGGCGAGTGCGAGTGTCTCCATCAGCTTCTTGCGGACGATCTCCGGGGACGGGACGAAGTCGAGCGGGTCATATGGTCGGCGAGCCATGAGGCCTCCTGTCTAGTCGGGACAGTTACATCATGGCAGGGGGCGTGCGCTCGTTTCTCGCTCGTTTTGCGCTCATTTTCGAGCAATCTATTCAGGGTCGAGCTTGGTGAGCCGTGCGGCGGGGCGACGGGGCGGTCACGGTCGTGGCGGTAGCGGTTCCCGGGGTCGGGCTGTCCTTCGACGGCGGTGTCACCGGCGCGCGGCGGTCAGCCAATCAGTCATTCTGCCGATCCCGGGTCGCTCGTTCGTCCGTCACGACGGTAGTGGCGGCGACCAGTGTCCGGATAGCGGCGCAGATTGGGTCTGGCAGCGTCAGCCACGCGGCGATGAGGGCGGCCAGGTCGGCGTCAGCGTCGGTCAGTCGCCAGAGGGAGAGCGGGCGGGCGTGTGCGGCGGGCCGGGTCGAGTTACGGAACCCGGCCCGGTGAAGGATGCCGGCATCGGCCAGGTCGCGGAACACGACGCCGACGAGCTTCGGCGAGATGTCGGCGGGGATCGGCACGACGGCGCGAACGTCGTCGGCGCAGACTTCGCCTCGGTCGAGGGCGACGCGGAGCGCGGCGGCCGTGCATTCGCGGATGAGGTCGGCGCGGCGGGTGCGGAGCCGGTTCAAGGCGGCGTCGCGGAGAGATTTGCCCTTGTCAAAATCACCGATGGGTGGTAGACTAGACATAGGGTTCACCTATTGCGACGGGTCGGGGATGCTTGGCGGCACCCGGCCCGTTGCCCTTTCATGTGAGAATCAACGGGATATCATCTCCGGGCATCGCGGATGCGTGCCCACGTTTCACGGTCGGGGCGGGTCGAAAATGACCGGCCCGTCCGACTGTACCCGCCACCGACTGGCCCATCTGACCCCGGCCAGCCCGGCCGTCGTCGGCGGTGGCAAAACGACAGCCCCCGGGGATTCACCCCGGGGGCTGTCGCTTCTACCGATATCTACACGTCTCGGCGAACTACCGCTCCTCTCTGCTCGCTTTCGCTCGCAGAGAAGTAGCGGCTTCGGGTTTCGCCGAGAACTGCTTCCGAACGGAAGTCTTACGCTTCTCTCCACCCGCTAACCCTGTAGTTCCTACAGTTCTTTTCCCTTCAAAATAGATGTTCGTCGCTGCGTTCAAGTCCCTGTCATGCTCTACCCGACATCTCGGACACACCCAAGACCTGTCGGATAGCGCCAGGCACTCGTTGATGAAGCCACAGTTGCTACAAGTCTTACTGGATGGGTAGAACCTGCCGATCTTCACGACAGTCCTACCGTACCACCTGCCCTTGTACTCAATCTGCCGCACCAACTCGTACAGCGAGACATCCTGTATCGACTTGGACAGACGACGGTTTCGCAACATCCCGTTCACGTTCAGGTCTTCCAGATACACCGCTTGGTTTTCGCTTATGATGGTGTGGCTGACCTGATGGAGATGGTTGCTCCTGATGTCGGCCATCCTCTGGTACAGTTTCGACAACCTACGCCTTATACGCTCCCTCCCTTTCGATCCCTTCTGTGTCCTGCTCATGCTGCGGTGAAGACGCCTCAACCGCCGCTCTAACGACCTGTACGGTTTGATGTTCTCAAACACCTTTCCGTCACTACAGGTGGCCAAGTTCTTGACGCCAAGATCAACACCGACTTCCTTATTGACCTTCTTCAACTTCTTGATGACCCGCTCCACGCAGACGCACACGAAGTATTGACCGGCACGGTTGCGGCTGACGGTGGCGTGCTTGGTCTCGCCTTCGATCTTGCGGTGCAGCCGAACCTTGATCCCTTCTCGGAACTTCGGGAACTCGATCCTATCGCCTTCGACCGTCACGAACTGCGGCACTCGGAAACTCTGCTTGTCCCGCTTCTTGCTGTGGAACTTCGGGAAGCGAGCCTGACCCTTGAAGAAGCGGTTGAACGCCGTGTCGAGGTTCTTCAACTCCTGCTGCAAGGACTGGCTGTTGGCGTCACCGATCCACGCCAGTTCCTTTTTCAGCAGCGTTAGGAAGGCACAGTCCTTGTGGTACGATGACCGTTCCTTGTTTTCCCGGTACAATCTGATGCGGCGGTCGAGGAAGTGGTTGTACACGAACCTGCACACGCCGAAATGCTGACCGAGACGCTGACGCTGCTCGGCGTTGGGGTAGAGCCGGAACTTGTAGCAGTAATTGGTCACAACACTTTCCACTCTCCATAGTTTATGCGGTCCGTAGCGACCTGCATAATTATAGTGTGGAGGCTGCGGCATTCATCCGCTACCCTAAAAAGGCGACTACCTGCTTGTCTCGCCCCCTGCGGTCGCTCGCCTGCACAGGTAGTCGTGCCTTCGGCATAGCGGCTTTCTGCCGCTTATGGGTAAATATCCACTTCGCTCATCTCTTTCTCCCTTTTTTGCTCTCGCCAACCGCCCCGTGCGGATGACACTATTATTAATGCAATCCATTTCCGAATCCGTCAAGTAGAAAAACTAAAATTTCGGATACTATTTTGCTTGGGCAAAGTAATACTGACCGCCCGTCCGCCGTCCGACTGGCCCGTCCGGTCGGTTCTAATTGACCGATCGCTTTCGAAAACTGCTCGCTAGTTGATTATTAAAAGCTCAGGCAAAGTGTGTTGCACCATGAAGCTCAATAATGAGTCTGTGGGTTAGTGGGACATGCAAAGCCTGTTGTTCGATCTCTTGGGTCCGGGGTGCGACGGGTCGGTCTACATGGTCCGCACGCCGAAGCGTGGCGACCGTGGCTACGCGGCCCAGCTCTGGACCGCAACCGGTTTCTGGTACGTCGGGTTGTTCCCGAGCATACGGGCGGCTCGGGAGGCCGCGGCCGACTTCGCCGCGACAGGGCCGACTCCGCCGGCGGTCGGAACACCACGCCAGGAGCTGCCGCCGAACTGGTCGTGGAGGCGATCCGACGGGCACCGCTCACGCTATCGCCACGTCCGACGGGTGCGTGGCGGGGCTTACCAGGCTCGCATTTGGGTCGGCGGCGGGCGGAGCCTGAACATCGGCCTGTTTACGGCCTCGGAGTGGGGGGAGTTAGCCGAATGGGCGG